CACGGCGAATGGACGACCGTTGACGGCACTTCAATGTGTTCGGAATGTGGATATATCCCGCCGTATGATAACGTCATTGATGATATTTTTTATTCAAATTACTGCCCCACCTGCGGGGCTAAAATGGACGGATAAATGGGGGCGATAATATGCGCATTGTGATTCCAAAGGTCAAATGCAGTAAGTGTTCAAAAAAGATGTATATCAATAACGTGCCGAGGGCATATCCTTCGGGTAACGGCGGCGAAATGATTTACATCTGCGAGCAGTGCAATAATGAAAATAAATCGGACAGAAACAAGGAGGTAAATTCCCGTGGGAACTGATGAAATTTTACAGCATCTTAAGGATTTGAAAACCGAAGCTGAGGGTCATTATACCGATGACGGCGATGATGAGGTGTTTCACAAAGATGTTGAAGCGTTGTCATTTGCTATTGATGCCGTTAAGTATGATGCGGCTGTTGTCAATGCCATAAAGAGTGCAATCGGGACTTGCAATCGTGATATTCGTAAGGCTAATGATGATAAATTGATAGCTATGGAACGCATAGATAATCTCGGCGACCAGAAAATGACACTTGAAGCTTTGCTCAAGATTGTAGGAGGTGAGGAAGATGATTGAGCTTGACGACGAATTGAAGCCATGCCCGTACTGTGATTTTTCTGTGCGGGATATAGGTGAGCGTATGAAGCCTGGTAGCGACCCGTTTATATTGATAAAAGACGAAGGACAGGTTTTCATCGCAACCGATGATTCCAGTTTTGTAATATTACCAATTAACTACTGCCCGATGTGCGGCAGAAATTTAATAAGCTGGAGGTGTCCACGATGAAGTATATGGGGAGTAAATCTCGTATTGCAAAGGATATCGTGCCTATCATTCAAAAGTACATAGACGATAACGGGATTATAAATTATATTGAACCATTTTGTGGCGGAGCTAACATAATAGACAAAATCAGATGTAAGAATAAAATCGCTTCTGATATAAATCCTTATCTAATAGCCCTTTTGCAAAGAGTTCAGAGCAAAGAAAGTCTTTATGACGAGGTTCCCAAAGAATTATATGATGCAGTGAGAACATCATTCAATAATGGGGATAATGCTTATGCTGATTGGGAATATGGCAATATAGGATTTCTTGCAAGCTATAATGGTCGCTTTTTTGACGGCGGATATGCAAGACCGGGGTATGAAAAGTTGAAGAACGGCAATCAGAGATATAGAGATTATTACAGAGAAGCCAAAGATAACATCTTATCTCAAACTTTTGACGGTATAGTCTTTATAAATGCTGATTACAGAAGTTTCAATGCGGGCAAAGCTTTGATCTACTGTGATCCGCCATACGCTAATACTAAGCAGTTTGCTAATTCGCTACAGTTTGATTACAATGAATTCTGGGACTATATGAGAAAATGGTCTGATGATAATATTGTGCTTATCTCTGAATTAAATGCGCCCAATGATTTTAAATGTATTTGGGAGAGAGCAGTAAGCAGGTCGATAAAAAGTACAGATAAAAGTAGAGCCACTGAAAAACTATTTATATACAAAGGATAAAATTAAAACAATAAGGAGGACATATATTGATACAAATTGCTTAGTAGTTAATCTGTTCGGCGTTCCCGGTGCAGATATCGAAGAGCTGTACCGTGAAGCTGACAAGTGGGCAGAGGAGGAGAACAATGACAGTACAGGAAGTGAAAAAGATACTTAGCTCAGCTCGAGAAGCGGAGCGTGCGTATCGCATTGCAAGAGATAAGACAAACGCATATAAGCAGTTGTTAATGGGCGGTAAAAGCATAAACTATGAAAATGGCGGAAGCAAAAGCGAAAAGCAGGGTAACTCCACCGAGAACGCCTATGTTATGCTGGCAGAGTACGAGGAGGCTCTTGACGAGTGCCTCGGTCAACTTGTGGAAGCTCGCCGCAGAGTTGAGGAATACATAAATCTGCTTTCCCTGCCGTCAGAACGTGAAGTGGTTACACGATTTTATGTTAACGGTGAAAAACTTTCTGAGATTGCTGATAAAATGCACTACTCAGAACCGAATGTTTACAGGCTCAAAAAGAACGCAATTATCAGGCTCCAGCAGATTGGTTAATATGCACAAATCAAAGTATAAAAAAATATATTGATGTATATGCTTATCCTGTGCTATGATTATGATAGCAAAGAATGAAAATAATCGCAAAGGCGGCTCGCTCCTGCATCGTATGCAGTTAGGCGGACGCCTTTTTCTTTGCTTTATTTTATTTATGCAATGTTTTTGCTATCAGAGGGCAATTAAAAAGGATCTGAAAAGTGACGGAGGGTACAATATGAAGCGGTCATGCGTATATTGCGGCGGCATACACCCACAAGGCTATGTCTGTCCCTATAAACCCAAGAACCGCAAAGGGCGTTCAAATGCGGACAGGTTCCGAAGCACTTCTGTGTGGCAGAAAAAGCGTGAGCATATAGCCGCAAGAGACCGCAATTTATGCCGTGTATGTCTCAAAAACGGCATATATTCGCATGATATCCAGGTGCATCATATCACACCGCTTGCAGTCGATTACAGCAAACGGCTTGACGATGATAACCTTATCTGCCTGTGTCCGATGCACCACGAAGCCGCAGAAAAGGGCGATATTTCAGCAGATATGCTGCGGACCCTGGCAGCTTCTCCCATATTCGGCTGATATCCCCCGGACCGTGTGCTTTAGTCAAATAAAGTCTTTTTAGACCAACGCCTGCCCTCTGTACACAAAAAATCTGTAAAATGAAATTTTTTGACAGGGAGTGAGGAAATGGCAAGACCTTGCAAGTCGGCTGGCCTGCTGACAGAATGTTCGCAGACCAAAGCGGAAATTGCAGCACGGCAGGAAAAGGAAACCCAGCTCAGGGGCAAAAGCAAAAAGCCGCCGACTGCCCCAGTGTGGCTGACGGCAAATCAGAAGAAGATTTTCAGGCTCATTGTGGCGGAGCTGAAAGAGGCGGATATCCTGTGCAAGCTTGATGTGTGGATATTGCAGGAGTGTGTTATTGCGATAGACAGTCTGGAGCAGATAGACAAGGCCTGCAATGCTGACCCCACGCTCATATATGCCAAGGATGTTCTTTCGGCAAGAGAGAAAAATACAAAGATACTCTTCCGTTGCTGCAATGAGTTGTCGCTCTCGCCTCAGTCCAGAGCCAAGATAGCAAACATCAACGTTCAGGCTGACGATGGAACGGCTCTTCTCAGGGCCATTCTTGCGGGAGACGGTGAAGACGAGGAATGAATGCGTTCTGTTCTTTTTAGAGGACCGGGCGCATTTTTTATGCCAAAATGAAAGGAAAGGATATGATGTTATGAAAAAAATATTTATTTCTCAGCCTATGAGAGACAAAACGAAGGATGAAATTCTCCGAGAAAGAGAAAAGGTGGCAAAGGCGTTTTCCAAGTATTACGGTGAAGATGTTGAAATACTTGAAAGCTATTTTAAAGACTATGACCCCAAGAACGGTTGCATCCCTTTAAAATATCTTTCAAAGTCACTTGAACTGCTTGCCGATGCGGACATTATCTATTTCTGCCCCGGCTGGGATACTGCGAGAGGGTGCAAAATAGAGCACCAATGCGCTGTTGAATATGGCATAGAGAGGATCTATGAGTAAAAGGGGTCGAAATCGACCCGGATAACCCCCTCGATTTCGAGGGGTTAAGAAAGGGTGATGAGATGGATTTTGAGATAAGGGCAGACGGTGTCCTGCACATTGAGGGCTACGTTAATGCCGTCGAGCGTGACAGCCGCATTGTGATGTGCCCCGAATGCGGCAAATGTGTTGAACAGATTGCCGCAGGCGCTTTCGGCAATGCTCTGAGGGCGGCAAAGAATGTTGATATGCTGCTAAATCACGACAAAGGGCACAGGATAGCTTCCACTTCCGAGGGAAATCTTGTGCTTGCCGAGGACAGCATCGGTCTGAGGGCTTCCGCAGACATTACCGATACCGAGGTTGTGGAAAAGGCAAAAAACGGTCTGCTCCGTGGCTGGAGCTTTGGCTTTAAGGCAACGGATACGGAAATAGAGCAGCGTGCCAAGGGCGTTCCCAGGCGGCACGTGAAAGCGCTGAGCATTTCCGAGGTGTCGCTCATTGATGACAGATATCAGCCCTGCTATGCGGGCACTTCCATTGACCTGAGGGCGTATGCCGAGGGAGAAGAAGATGCGGACTTTACAGAGCTGAGGTTTGATGCTGATGTTCATGAAAAGTCTCCCGAACCCGACGCTCCCGACTTCTCCGCTTTTGAAAGCCGCATAGCCAAAGCAGAGATGAGAGGGTATGAAATGAGAGCGGAAATGCTGTCCGACCCGCCCTGAATGTGGGAAGTGAGATATAATCCGTATCACGATGATAAGGGGAGATTTGCAAAAAGTCCTCATTCAAGCTCCAAAAAGAACTTGACAAAGAGCGGAGTAAATGTTAAACTTGATTCAAAAGGAAAGCCGTTCAAGTTTGAAACAGTACAGCTTCCCAAAAAAGAATATGCCGAGGTAATGAGTGAGATAGGCAGATGGTGGCATGCCAAATATGACGGAGTTGAATTTTGCAGAATGGATTTTACTAATAAAACCTATTACTTTGAAAATCGAGGTATCGGAGATTACAACATTTACAATGTCAGGAGGAACAAGAAATGACGGTTTCAAATAAAAAAGATAAGCTGCGTAAACTGCTCGAAAGGACTCCTAAGGCATATAATGACTTCATAAACGGAACTCTGAGAGATGCAGATGAATATAACGCATACGACAAGCTTATCGGCTTTATGGAAGAAAACCCGAACGCAACCTCTTCCGATGTGACATATTTTCTCACTGTAAATATCCTGGGAATTAAACCAATTAAATAAGCCGCTCTTCGGGGCGGTATTTTTATGTCCTGAAAATCAAATCAAAAAACACCGTTTTGCAGTCGGCTGCACAGCAGCACTGCAAGGCGGCTTTTTTATACCCAAACGACCAAAACAAGGAGGAAAAAAGCATGAATTTAAAGTCACTTATCGAAAAGAGAGGACAGCTCACCGCACAGATGAACGCTATTCTCGGCAAGGCAAAGGAGGAAAACCGTGCAGTTTCCGATGAAGAGGCGGCACAGTTTGAAGCCCTTGACAAGGAGATCGCAGACACTGACCGTTCCATTGAGCTTGAAAAGCGTGCCCAGAAGGTCAATGACACAGGCTGTGACCTTGACGGCGGTTCAGATCTCATCGCCGATGACGGCGAGGAAAAGAGAGCCGCAAAGGATATCGTATCCGATTTTATCAGAGGCAATGAGCTGAGAGCGGGAGAGATGACCACTTCCACAACAGGAAACATTATCCCCTCAGAGTTCTCGCAGGACATTATTCACAAGTTCACCGAGCTTTCGGGCATCGTTAACCGTGTATCTGTGGTAAACAGCGCAGGCACCTACAAGCAGATCGTAGCGGACAACGACAACAAGATATCCGCAGGCTGGACGGGCGAAATTGAGGAGATCACCTCTTCCGCCGCAAAGTTCAAGACCATCGAGATAAAGCACCACAAGCTTACTGCTCTGGCAAAGCTCTCCCTTGAAGTAATCAACCAGAACGCCTTTGACATTGCAACAGAAGTCGAGAACCAGACCCTGCGTGACATGGCTGTAAAGGCTGAGACCGCTATCATCAAGGGCACAGGCACAGACCAGCCCAAGGGACTTGTAAAGTCAGGTACAGCGTTCACACTTGCGTCTGCCGCTGCCATCACAGCTGACGAGATCGTGAAGATATTCCATTCCCTCAAAAGCTTCTATCAGCAGGACGCAGCATGGATAATGAGCAACGACACCCTCTGTGCTGTAAGACTGCTGAAAGACGGCGACGGTCATTATATCTTCCACCAGAACGACCTTACAAGCGGCTATGTCGGCACCATTCTCGGCAAGCCTGTGCTGGTTTCCGAAGCTATGGACAATATGGGCAGCGAGGCGCACCCTATCCTTTTCGGCGATTTTGCAAGGGCATACAAGGTAAATCTCAGCCCCGATATGTCTATGCAGATACTCAACGAAAAGTATGCGGAGTACGGCATGAAGGGTATCCTTACCATTATGTGGCTTGACGGTCAGCCTGTGAACGAGGACGCTTATGTCGTCGCTTCCTGCCCTAAGGTAGGCGGCTGATGATGTACACAGCAAACGTGTCATTCGCAGGCAAGGTAAGTATGTACAAGGGCGAGGTAAGGGAGCTGTCCGAGGAGGCAGCTTCCGAGCTTCTCCGCTGCGGATATATTTCCGAAGTCGAGCCTGAAAAGGAGGAAGCCCATGAAACTAAGCGAGGCAACTCTGGCAAGCGTAAAGCTTGCGATGCGCATTGACTACGACCTTGACGACAGCCTTATCGAAGACATTATGGAAGCTGCCAAGGGCTACATACGCACCTACACGGGACTTACAGATGAACGGCTGGACGATTATCCGGAAGTGATACACGCATTCAACTGCCTGTGCATTGATATGTACGACAACCGCTCTGTCGAAATAGCCAACGGCAGGGAAAATCCCACGGTAAAGCAGATACTGGGCGGAATTGCGGTGAATTACCTATGATAACGGCAGGTCAGCTCAATGCTGTGATATGCTTCCAGCGGTCGGTGAACGATGTATGGGAAGACCACCTCACCTGTCGTGGCTACATCAACGGACTTAGCGGAAACGAGTTTTTCATAGCCAACGCAGGCTATGAGGCGGCGCTGACGGTAACGATACAGTGCAGATATCAGCCTGCGCTTATGTGCATTACACCCATGCAGTACAGAGCTGTATCGGGCGGCGTGGTATATGAGCTTATTTCCCCTGCCGATGATGTGGGCAGCAGGCACAGCGAGATAAAATTCCGTGCAAAGCGGATATACACCGAGGAGGACGGTCAATGACCTTTGAAGAGATACTGGCGGAAGCCAAAAAAATATGCGGGCGCATGGAATGGCACTCTTTCAGGGCTGTTCCCGGTGAGCACCGCTTCGGCACCTATAACATTCCCAAAAAGGACTTTGACGGTGCTGACGAAATGGCATTTTACCGCCATTATCCCCTTGAAATTACGTTTTTCTACCGTGAAAGCAAGCAGAAAAGCGATTTTGAGGGAGAAAAGAAATTCGAGGCTGCCGCAGCGGGAGCGGGCGAGTTTTCCTGCACCATGGGCTACGACAGCACAAACAATCTGTTCTACACACAGTATGTGTTTGATATTACAGAACATATCGAGGAGGAATGATCTATGGCAATGACCAAAAAGACCTATTACGGCTCGGGCCGTGTTTACAGCGCCGACTATGACGCAAGTACATTTCCCAAGGTTGCGGATACCAAAGCCATCACACCGGAGGAAGCGGCTGCGGTCATCAAGTTTATTTCGGGCATTATGGTTGAGGATAACCAGATAGGCTATCTTAAAGACGGCTACGAGGTAAAGGTGGAGACTTCCAACCTTTCCGACAAGTCAGACCTGGGCGAGATGAAAATTGATGTTATCTCCGATGAAAAGGGCACATCAAACTTCAAGCTCTTCAACGCAAACGGCCCGACTATCGCCAAGCAGTACCCCACCGCAAAGTATTCCGAGGACAGCACATCGGGCTTCGGATTTACCTTTGTAGGCGGCCTTGGCAACATGGACGAGACTGTTCACGTTGTTGCATTCAAGCACGATGACAAGAAGTACGGCGATACCGTGGTCGTTGTTATCGGCAAGAACACAAGCGGCTTTGACGCTGTATGGAAGCAGGACAGCGTCACTCCCTTTGCGTGTGCATATGCCCTGGAGCCTTTTTATGATTCGGGCGAGTTCATGCTTATGGTCGATGCAAAGGCAGGTCATGTATGGACTGCGAGTGGGGAATAACCCCGTTTGAAAAGCCTGTTTTTCCCGTTGCTCTTCCGCCTGTGGGCATTATCAATGTTCCAGTATGCTCAAAGCACACATGGGACGTTATCAACATTGCCCGCAGCAGCAGGGAGATAAAAAGGGCGGCATATCTTCTGGCGGAGATCCCCGAGGATATGCCCATACAGTCCCTGTGTGAGTTCGTGAGCGGCTATATCAAGGCTGTAAACGACTACTGCGAGGACTTTGCGGATATCTACGGCATACCCGACAAGCCCGATTTTGAGCATGACGAGGAAGAGACCAAGCTCCCTGTGCTGACATTCGGCGAACGCATTGTCAGGGAACATACGGGGTTTGACTTTGACCGCATAAACGAGCTTGATATCCTTGATTACAAGCTCCTGCTTGCCGATGCCTGCAAGATAAAAATACTCGGCAGGTCGGACGGCAGCGGAAAGGCATATCTCAACGAGTGCTGGGAGTTTATGCACAGGAAAAGCAGTATTTTTGAGTGAGGTATGCGGAATGGCTGATTACAGTTATTACGAAAAGCGCCTTGCCGATATTATCATGCGGGGATATGAGCTGAGGGCAATGCTTTGTGGAGCGGAGCTGAGGTACAGCCCCTCTCAACCGAGAAACACAAGAGGTATGTGGTGCAAAGAGGGTGTTTCTGAAATTTCTTCTTCAAAAGATTCAAAAGAGCTTGACAAATCCCAAAAAAGTGATATAATGAAACCTTCGGAAGATTTCAGCTATATCAGCGCAAGCGGTCCGAATGAGTTTGAAAGAGGATTTTCGCACTCCAACCTTGTAAATCATTGGTATGGAAATGATAATCCCAAAATATCAAGCCATAAAGCAGAATATGAGGCAAGAGGCTATGATATGAAAGGATATGCTCAAAGAGCGCTGAGCCTTGTGCAAATGCCTGTAGGAGGAAATATAATAGGATACAAAACCTCAAAGGGAGAGGTTGTACGCTATGACAAAGCTTCCAAGGATTATGTAAAAGGAAATCCGAAATTAGGCATCAAAACAATGTTTACTGCATCCGAAGATTATTATTTAAGGCGAAAAGCCAAAGATACGGAGGCACAAAATGGAAAGTAAAATTTGTCCTGTTTGCGGAAAGCATACATTTGAAGAAGATGACTGTTTTGAAATTTGTCCTGTTTGCGGTTGGGAAGATGACGGCGTGCAGCGTGATGACCCCGATTATCCCGAAGGTGCAAACGGAATGAGTTTGAACGAGTATCGCAGAAGATATGCGGAATATCTTGAAACCAAGAGAAAATAATATTAAACCGCTCAGAAATGGGCGGTATTTTTATACCAAAATGCAGAAAGGAGGGGCGTATTTGAATGAACATTGCAGAGACAAGGGCATACAAATACGCCATTTTTTGTGTAAATGAGAGTGACGGAAGGGTCGGACGGTACGTAAAGAAGCAGTGCGAAAAATGGCTTATTATCGCAGACGGCAAAACCCCCGAGGCGTATGTGAGCATGGCGGAATACAAGCGGATAAGCGGCATTCTCCGCCTTATGGTACACCCTGACCTTAACTGCCCTATGCTTACGGGGCTGGAAGATTATGCGATGCTGTTCATCGCTGCGGTGCTTTGCACCAAGGGCAGGGACGGCAGACGGTATTATTCCACGGCTATCCTTGAAATTGCCCGCAAGAATTTCAAGACATTTGTTTCGGCGGTCATATTCATTATTCTGATGCTGACCGAGCCGAGGTTCGCCCGGCTTTTTTCCGTAGCACCCGATTACAAGCTTTCATCGGAGCTGAGACTGGCGGTAAGGAAAATTATCAAGGTCTCTCCGCTGCTGGTGAAGCATTTTAAAATAAACCGGGATATGATAACCTGCAAGCTTACGGATATTGAATACACTCCCCTGGCTTACTCCAACGACAGACTGGACGGCAAGCTTGCAAACGCTTTCCTTGCGGACGAGGACGGCGCAATGGACAGCTATCCCGTTGAAGCTATGACTTCATCACAGATAACTCTGCCCAACAAGCTTGGCATTATCATATCTACCCAATATCCCAATGAAAACAATGATTTCCTTGACCAGATAGATCTGAGCAAGAAAATTCTTGACGGCATAATCGAGCGAACAAATGTGTTTGCGCTGCTGTATGAGCCTGACATAGAGATCATCAACGACTGGGAGCATAACGACAATGTTATCTATCAGGCAAATCCTGCGGTACACGGAAAGCCTCAGATGCTTGATAATCTCTTTGAAAAGCGGCAGATGGCTGTGCTTTACGAAAACAAGCGGGAGAATTTTCTCTGCAAGCACTGCAATATCCGCTACAAGTCCGTGGGAACCGAGGGCTATGTTCCTGTTGACAAGGTACAGCTCTGCCGCATAGAGCCTGACGACAGCTGGTGGAGAGGCAGGCAAGTATATCTGGGCAATGACCTTTCACTCACGGACGATAACACTGCCGTTGCTATGGTCACAAATGATGACGGCGTTATTGTTGCCCGTGTGATGGGCTTTATCCCTGCGGACAAGATAGAGCTTAAATCCACGAGGGAGGGCATTGACTACAAGAAATTCGTTGCCGCAAGGTACTGTATTGCCTGCGGTGATGAGGTCATTGACTATGCTGTTGTGGAGGACTATATCCTGACCCTTGAAAGCACTCTGGGTGTGACCGTTGCGGGTGCAGGCTGGGACAGAATGAATGCGCTGTCCTCGATGCAAAAGGTGGAAAGTGCGGACAACCCTATAGAATGCACCATAGTGAAGCAGCATTCGAGTGTTCTGCACCCTGCCACAAAGCTGTTGAGAGAGAGCATACTGGGCGGAAGCTTCCGCTATGAAAGAAATGCTCTGCTGGAAAACAGCTTTGAAAACGCCCGCTGCACATATGACACCAACATGAATATGTATGTCAACAAGAAGCGCAGTGCGGGCAAGGTGGATATGGTGGTGGCGCTGATAAACGCCGTGTATATGCTTATGGAAAACGAACTGCTGGCAGATGATTTTGTCTTCCAGTGCATTGATATATGATAAGGAGGGATTTTGACAATGGCGTTTAAGATTTTCGGCAGAAAGAAAAGTCCTGAGTCTGTGGAAAATTGTTCTTTCCCTATAGAAGAGAGAGCCGAGGCCAAGGTATCGGAAAGCGGCTCGGGAGCGGAACTGCTGGCGGCGGCGCTCAGCGGCTGTCGTGTGACTGCTGACACAGCTATGCAGGTCCCTGCCGTTGCAAGATGCGTGAACATGATAGCGGGAGCGGTGGCTATGCTGCCCATAAGAATGTACCGCAAGGGTGAGGACGGCAAGCCCCAGGAGATAACCGACGACCCACGTATCACGCTTCTCAACGGCGACACAGGCGACACTCTGACCGCCGATGCAATGCGCTACGCATGGGTAAAGGATTATCTGCTGAACGGCGGAGGATACGCTTACATCGAGCGAAAAATGGGCGTTCCGTCCGGGCTTTATTACATATCGACCAAGGAAGTGGGCGTGATAAAAAATGCCGCCGACCCCATTTACAAGAAATATAACTACAGCGTAAGAGGAAAGAATTTTTACCCTTATCAGCTGCTGAAAATACTCCGAAATACCGACGGCTACGGCAAGGGCAGGGGCATTATTGATGACAGTCCCCTTGTAATTGATACGGCGTACAGCATGATAAAGTTCCAGCGCTCCCAGATGATGAAGGGCGGCAGCAAAAGAGGATTTCTGAAAACCGAAAGCAGAGTTGACCAGAAGGTCATTGACGAAATAAAGAGCAAATGGAGAAATCTGTATTCCACAGAGGATTCCGAAAGCGTAATGTTTCTGAATGCCGGCATTGACTTCAAGGAGATATCCGCAACGTCCGTGGAAATGCAGATAAACCAGAACATACAGACCATAAACAGCGAGATACTGAGGCTTTTCGGCACATCTGACGGCATACTCAGTGCGGATACGGTAAAAAACGCCGTAATGCCTGTGCTGGACGTTATGGAAGCGGCGTTTGACAATGACCTGCTTCTCGAAAGCGAAAAGGGCAATGTATATTTCGCCTTTGACACCAGAGAGCTTACCAGGGGCGATATCCAGAGCAGGTATGCGGCTTATTCCGTTGCGCTGCAAAACAACTTCATGCAGCTTGACGAGGTGAGGGCGCTGGAGGATCTCCCGCCTCTGGGTGTGAATTTTATCAAGCTGGGGCTTAATGATGTCCTGCTCGACCCCGTTACCAACAAGATATACACCCCCAACACCAATGCCATGGTTGACCTTGGTTCGGGTGAGGGAGCGGTCAAGGCGGAGCCTGTTGACAATTCTGAAAAAGATGATATAATTGATGTTAGGGGCAAATATATTCAGCTGCCCAACGGCAAAATGAACGAAAGTCTGCCAAGTGCGAAAACAGAGCTCAAAGCCAAAATTGAAAGCGGAGAACTTCCGACGAAGCTTGATAAGGATAAGCAGAGCAGACACGTTATTGGAAATCCGGCATATGAAAAGCGAATAGTTAACGGTGAATTTCCAAGCTACATAACTGTAAACAAAATGAAAGTGCAGGAAATAATCAACTCCAAATCACTGACGGGCAAGGTTCAGAAACTTAAAGACGGTCAGTATCAGGAGCTGATAACTGCCGATGAATATTTCGGTGTTTTCTGTTCTCTTATAACTCACGAAAAAATCAAAACAAACAGAGGAGTTATCCATTATTCAAAAAATGGAACACATCTCGTCCCCACAAGTCCGGAGGAGTAATTTATGGATAGTGAAGCAATGTTCAACAGCAACGGTCATAAAGTAAGGCTCGTAGAAAAAGACGGCAGGGAAAGAACTGCAAACGTTATCCTTTTTCAGTCGGAATGGGACAGCGGCTGCGATGAAGCCTGCATTTGGCTTGATGATAACATTGAACCCGGTATTGTGCAGCAGAGTGACATTTCTTCGATTGAGGTGTTGGATTAAGGGAATGCCCGATTCAGAAGAAAAACTCATAAGATTCCTGCACACGGAAGGGAGAAATAAACTATGTTTCATTGTGATCTGATCGACAGTGAGATAAACGGAAATGACTGCATAATTGTTTGTGATGTCGCAGATGATATGCTCAAAGAAAATGTCATTGACGGAAAATTTACGGTAAAAAAGGACTATAAGGAAATTTGCAAGAAATGTAAATATCACGATTACGAAGAATAACATTGTTTGACCGCCTTTCAAGGCGGTTTTATTATACCCACACAAGCGTTTTTGCAGTCCGCTGCAAAGGCGCATTTTTTATGCCCTGAGGAGGTGGGGATTGTGGCTGACGATTTCAGCAATAAAATGTTCAGCGACATAGTGAACTACACCTCGGACGTGGTGGAAAAGGCTGAGGACGCAGCGAAAAAGATTTCAAAGGATATGGCTGCAATGGCTGAGGCGGCATCTCCCGTGCGGCACTATTCCACCCACACGCAGACGGTAAAGCGCATTGTTGTGCACCGTGCTCCTCCCACGGTTCCGAAAGCCATACGGGAGGTTAAAGATGACAAATATCAGCCCGGATATTTCAAAAAAGGCTGGACAACGGGTCAGATTAAGCTGAAAAACGGCAAAATCTTCGGCGCACGAAATCGGAATATGCCGACCGTCGTTCATCTCGTTCATTTCGGACATAACCTCATAACCCACGGAAAAGGCGGAGGAATTGTTCAGGGCTCGTATCTTCTCGACCACGTTCAGGAATGGGGAGAACGGGAATTTGAACGGCAGCTTGATGAATTTCTTGATAAGGAGTGAGAAAATTTGGCGAATAAATACGGATATATGGCGAAAATCGGCGTTGACACCAGCGGTTTGCAGAAAGACCTTGCAGATGTCAACAGCTATATAAGCGAAACATCACGAAGTATTTCCGCAACGGAAAAGGCTATCAAAGCCGCAGGGCAGAACGGGCAGGACGCCACGGAGCTGTGGAAAAATCAACAGCAGTTGCTGAACAAAGCGTTTGAAGCCAATTACAACAAGCTTGAACAAATGCTTTCCATTGAAAATAAAATGAAGGAAGCGATTTTGAATCACGCTATTGACACAACCCAGTACGCCGAATACAGAAACGAAATTTCCAACACCCGGGCTGAAATGGCAAAGCTTGTAAAAATGCAGAAAAATCTCGGTGATGCGAGCGATGATACAGGGGAAAAGGTTTCTCAGTTCGGTGATATCCTTAAAGCAAATCTCACGGCGCAGGCTATTGAGGGAGCGGTCAGAATACTTGAGCGTGCAGCTTCGGCTATGAAAGACTACGCACTTGCAGGTATACAGCTTGCTTCTGACCTTGTAGAGAAGCAGAATGTAGTTGACGTCACTTTCGGAAACAGCGCAAACAAGGTCTATGAATTTGCGGACGCTGCCGCGGAGAAATTCGGCATAACAAGGATTGCGGCAGTGCAGTACGCAGGCACTATGGGTGCGCTGTTCAAATCCTCGGGCATAACAGAAGGCATTGACGAAATGTCAATAAGTATGGCAGGACTGGCAGCGGATATGGCTTCGTTCTACAACATTTCAGCGGACGATGCGTTCAATAAGCTGAAATCGGGTATTTCGGGCGAGAGTGAGCCGTTAAAGGCTCTGGGCATAAATATGAACGTGGCAAATCTTGAGGCTTATGCGCTGTCACAGGGCATTGACAAGGCTTGGAAGTCAATGTCACAGGCGGAGCAGACAACGCTGAGATATCAGTACATTCTTTCCCAGACAGCCGATGCACAGGGCGATTTTTCCCACACATCTGACTCAGTTGCCAATCAGCAGAAAATAATGCAGATGAATTTGCAGAGCGTTCAGGCAGAAATCGGTGAAAAGCTGCTGCCCGTAACGCAGGAAGTTCTCGGAATGGTAAACGACCATATGCCCGAAATCAATGAGGCGGCGAATTATCTTGCTGATGAGATGGTTCCTGTTATTGAGGATATTGCAGACAGCGCTCGTGACTTTATCGAAAGCGGTGGACTTGAAAAAGGAGTAGACGCCATTAAGTGGGTTGTGGACAACGGCGACAAACTGATTGCCATTCTCGGGGCGTTATGGGGAACGGAGAAAATTACCGAATTTATAGACAAATTCGGCGGCGTTACAACAATACTCACAGGTTCCATTGACGGTTTCGGCAAGCTTGCGGACACTATGACCGGTCCTGTGTCGGGAGCCTTCAAGACATTTGCGACCAATGCGACAACGGCGCTTACACCTGTGGGCGAATCCATTACGGGGCTTGGTTCAACCTCTGCACTGGCATTTGCGGGCATTTCAGCTGCGGCAATTGCAGCGGTTGCATCGCTTGTGGCGGTATCAACAGAACTGAATACCATTGCGGACGGAATGACACGGTTATCCGCTGAAACGAAGAAATCAGACAGCAATGTCAGCGGAATGACGGAACGTTATCAGAGCCTTACCGAAATGAGCGGGCTTGAGCAGTACAAAGAAGCTTCCGATATGATGTCAGATATTCTTTCCGACGAAGAAGAATGGAATGAGCGTTACAAAAAGACTATTGATGAGCTTAACGCACTGCAGGAAAAGAAATTCAAGACGGCAAGCCAAACCGCCAGAATGAAAGAGCTTCAGACTCAGAAAGAGTCACTTGATGCTGAATATGCGTCTATAGAGCTTTACAAATCCAAGCTGAACACGATGCTTGACAAATATGATGCCCGGACTGTTACGAGCCTTGAGCGGAGTGCAGAGGCACAGCGGCAGGCTATTGAAAATGCGGGCAAGACCAATGAGCAGGCGGTTTCAGAGGCTTGGGAGAAAATCAGAGAAGCCACAAAGGCAAAAATGGAGGAGTATGACAGCGACCTTGCCACCCACAAGATAGATGATAACACCTACTGGGCGCAGAGGAAAGCGTATCTTGAAGCCCACAGGGACGAGGAAAGCGAGGAATGGTGGAAATATTACGATGCCGTGACCGACCATTACGACAAGCTTTCCAAGACGGAAAAGACAGCCGCCGACAAGTCTGCGAAGGAAGCCGAAACAGCCCTTAAAGACAGCTATTCAAAGCGATACGAAGCCCTCAAACGTCAGCAGAAGGAAAACGGCTATGGTGACAGCTGGCTTGCGGACGAGCTGAAAAAGATGCTTTCCGAGCTTTCCGAGGGCAGTGACCTGTACAACACCTACTATGACAAATGGATTGACCTGACGGGCAAAATATCCGATGCTACCGAAAAAGCCACGGAAAAAGAGGTCAAGGAGTGGGAAACATCTGCCGACAAGGTTGCAAATGCTGTTGAAAAGAAATATGAAAAGGTGCAGCAGGCTTTTGAAAAAGCCAAAAGCAGCTATATAAATGCCCTTGATATGTCCGCTTCCGATAAGCCCGAGGACGATGTATATTCCCGCATGGGGCTTGCCCGTCCGAAAAGCAGTGAAGAAGAGGACACGGGTAATCAGTACGATTTCAGCAGTGAAAACATCAGCAGGCAGACCAAGGAGCTTGACGAATATACCCGTAACATGGAGAAGCTGGAGAACTCGGACATTCCCGAGGAATATCTTGAAAATATCCGTTCCATGAACTTTGACAAGCGAAAGGAATATGTCAAGGAGCTGTTAAAGCTCTCTCCCGAACGCCTGAAAAAGCATTATGCGGATATATCAAAGTATTACAGGTCTGCGGAAAAGGCAGGCAGGAGTGATACTCAATCGCTGAAAGATGATGCTGACAAGGCTGCTCTGGCGGCAAAGGGCAGCATACAGAAATCGCTGAGTGAGCTTGGTTCCGATGCCTACGAAAGCGGCAAGGCTGCGGCGGAAGCGTACTGGAAGGGCTTTGCCGAATATAAATCGGACACTGAGAAGCTTATGGGCGTGACCGCTGCGGGCAACAGCAAGTCGGCGGGCATTACCACCCCTGTCAACCTTACCATAAACGTAAACGGCAAGCAGGCGGCGACCATAAGCACGGAGGAATATCTTAATCAAGTAAAAAATCAGGGAGGGACGCTTGATGTCTGACAGATACAACGGCGGCATTTCCGTAAAAATAGGCAGTTATCAGCTTAAAAAGATAGCTGCATATGTGCCGTCATGGGAGATAGTCAAGGACACATTTACCGCATATGATTACCGCACGGTAAGTGTGTACAGAGGCCGCCGCTTCAAGCTCAGCGTGACAACGGGGTATCTTACCCCCGAGGAGCTGAGTGACCTGCAAACGGCTTTGTTTGCGCACAGCTTTACCGTCACAACGCCCGACTTCACGGGTGCGGTGCTGCTTGACAGCTGCTCTCAGCCTCTTGAACACGCAAACATTTACGGAAAATATTATACAGTTTCCTTTGCCGTTTCCGCTGTGGCTCTCACAGGCGGGAGCGGCTCTCTTTAGCCTGAAAATCAAGGTAGGCGGGGCGGAACTGAGCACATTCGGGGATGTTGAGGTCACAAGGTCGGTGTCGGGCATAGGCACGTCGGGGATTTGCACATCTCAGCTGACGTTTACCTGTCCTGCGCCGTTATCTGCGTACCGTGCGGCGGTGGTGGAGGTCGTAGGCGTTGACCTGCCCAAATACTACATCGACAGCAGGACGGCAAAGGACGGCACCGTAAGCGTGACAGCCCTCGACCGTATGGCGTACACCGACAAGGATTTTGATATTGGCTGGGTAGATGTGGACAGCGGGGACAGAGTTCAGACCTCTGCGGTGCTCGGTGTCATTGCCATCAAGTGCGGATTTGCGGGCTATGCCGCTGTTATCCCCGACTGGCTGGGCAGTCTGCCAAAAGCCATGGTGGGCGGTGTCAGCTGTGCAACTATCCTCGAAAACCTTTCAACGGTGATGTGCGGCTTCTGGTACACTTCCAACGGAAATGAGCTGGCGTTCCTCTCCTACGGCACAGCCTCGGGAAATATGCCTGTATCCGAACATTCGGCGCTGGCAATAGGCGATGAATACACGGCGCAGGGTGTGCGGGTAACAAACGGCAGCACAGTCTATGAGAGGGGCAGCACGCTGTATGATTATGACACCTTGCAGATATCCTCGGAGCTTGCCACGGACGACACTGCGGCGGACATCTGGGGCAATGCGGAGGGCAAGGCATATGACGCTGTGAGCTGTTCCGACTGCGTTCTGACGTTTATACCGTTCCCCGGCTGTGATGTGACTTTCGGGCAGTTTCCGAGCCGCAGCTACCGCATAATGTCCGTAACGGCAAAGCTGTCATCGGGGGGCATCATGGGCAGTCTTAGTACGTCATCGCCATCGGGTGGGGAGATATCCCGCAGAGGACGGCTTGCCCGAACCGTTAACGGCAAGGTCACTGAGGGCGGACGCTACGGCAACAGCCGCATAACGTCCGACGGGATAATCTTTGAGGAGGAGTGACATGGGCAAGGCATACAAGCTGATAAAAGCTGTCAGGAAAGGCGGCTTCGGGCTGTCTGAGATGGTCATTACAGACCGTCTGCCCGACAAGGTGGAAAAGATATCAGACAACAAGGTCATTGCCACATACGGCAGTTACCGTCAGATATGGACCGCCGAGGGCAGCGGAAATGAGAGGCATAATTTCAAGGAAGTCATTGAGGAGGTGGGCAGCGATGACAGCAGCTGAGGCGGCGGAGATTATGATGTCCGGGGGCGAGGGCGGCAAGGTCAAGCCCATAACTATAACGGAAAACGGAGTATATAATGCGCCTGAAGGATACACGGGATATTGCTCTGTGACGGTTGATGTGCCGCAGAGCAGCGGATTTCTGACGCTGGAACAGCTGGCGGCGCTGCCTACTGCGTGCAGTCTGAGCTATGGGGATTATAGAACGGACGTTAAAGTCCATGCTGATAATACGTTGGGCTATATAGAAAGCGGCAACACCACCTATGCGCAATATAACATAAATGTACGGTATAATTATGGAATGCTGTGCAAGGTCGTTTCAAAAAACAATGTCCCATTTTATGGGGCGTATTCTACGTTTAATATGTTCTGGAATCAATGGGCGTATGTATATGACACCGAATCCGGTATAATCCACAAGGTGAATTTTTCAGAATGGGAATTGGTTGAAGCCAGCGCAACCGCACAGCCGAGACAATACGGGGCTAATGAGATTGGACTTAGCCTGACGTATAAGTATAAATATACGTATTATGATTCCGCAACCGATGAACAGACGGGCACCGATGAGCAGACTAACAGTACATCAAGCACCATATATGCGGTTGGCAACAATGTGGTATCTAATGGCTATGGATACGCTGCACCAAGCACAACATCACCTTACCCGTCCATAGCAGCGGAGCTGTGCAGGGCAGAAAAAGTGTTTTATGAGACTTTTAAAACCTAAAATCTAAAAGGGAGGAATTTATATGATAACAACTCAAGAAACGACAGTGGCTGTCAGCGGTCTGACCGTTGTCGAATTTGACCGCCGTTATCCGTTCTACGGTATCAGGAACGATAGCAGCAGTGCGATACAGGTATCGACTGTTAACGCCGAGTGTGTGGAGGGTGCTGACGGTGTAGTGACTGTCGCTAAGGACAGCAGTTTTGTTATTGCCAACTGCGGCGATAAATTCAATGGCACTATGCTGTACCTGAATGGAAATGGCACTGTCACAGTCGTTGGTCAGTACAGCGACAGCAACCGTTTTAAGGTGGCACAGAAAGGGGGTGGTGAAACTGTTGACATTACCCCCACGTCACTGGGATACGCAGCAGGCGCAAAGATGTTTTATGATGGCATCTATAATTTCCCGCCTAAACATGCCACAAACGGCAACACATGGGTCGATATGGTGAACAGTCAGACCATGGGTCGATACACAGACGCTGCAGGATCCGGACTGATAGCATCTAACCACTACATCAAACAGGCTGGTATCGCAACGGCGATGAAGATACCCGACCTGATTGACTATGATCGTTTTACTGTAGAATTGTTTGTTGAAATAACGGGCGGAACCACAGGTGAAAATGATATTATCAGCAATTTTGACAAGGCTGGTTTTGGCATTTACACTGAGAATGGGGAGTTAAACGCATCTATACGGTCTGAATCATCGACAAGTTACCTGAATATCGCTACAGCGTTTACCCAGAACACGCCATATGGTTTGGTTATAACCTATGACGGACAGGCATTTAATTTCTATGTGAACGGCGCACTGGTCGGAACAAAAACGTTATCCGACTACAAGAAATCAACCAAAAATACGTATCTGGGCTGTTTGGGTGCGGGCGATGTCAATTATGCGGTAGGCGCATATAATTTCTATCGTTTGGCGGCGTACAGCAAGGCACTGACTGCGGCTGAAATCGCTCGGAATTACGAGAAAGACGTTAAGCGCTATGTTGACGGCGAGCCGGATTTTCCTACTGAAGACGAGACAGAGTGGATTACCAGCATTGCAGAAAATCATAATAATATCTTTCGTGGCGATGATTTATTCGCCAAAGGTTATACTATTGATGATATCTGCGCTATGATTAGTGACGGAAGTTTTTCTGATATCTATATCGGTGACTATTTCACGTTGTCGGGAAGCATTGAAAATGTTCCCTGCTTCGTAGAGCAGACCGGTGATGATGGCACAAAATCACTGGTGGAATCGACCCAGACGGTTACATACAATACAAAATTCCGCATTGCTGGTTTAGATACATACCTGAATACAGGCGATACGGCGTTTACAGCACACCACGCTGTTATTGTGCCTGATGGGAATATTGGAACCAATCGAATGAACAGTACAAACACAGCTGTCGGGGGCTATGTAAACAGTTTTATGTTTGCATCGGTATTACCTGTGTATAATACGCATTTTGACGTAAAATTAAATAATCATTTGCTGACACATCGTGAACTTCTGAGCAATAGTGTATCCGGAAATTCTGCGAACAATTGGGGGTGGACTGATATTAAAACTGATTTAATGTCCGAACCGGAAGTGTATGGCAGTGTTCTGTGGGGAGGCAAATATGACATAGGTGTAAATTATAGGCAATTTCCGTTGTTTAGAATTGCATCAAAATATATTTGTGACCGCAACTGGTGCTGGCTAAAAGCAGTCGCTGGGGGAAACGACTTTGTGGCTATGACTAGCAATGGTAATGCAACCCGCAATGGTGCCGGGGTTGCACTTGCCGTCCGCCCCTGTTTCTGTATCGGGTAAATGGAGGTACAACAAATGGATACATACAATGAAATCCAGCAGAAAATTGCTGACTGCCGCTGGCAACTGTCGGATAGCGCCAGTCCTATTGGGGACTGGAAAATAGCCAAGTGCTATGAATATGCGTTGATGGGTCTGCCTGCACCGTATGACATGACCGAATTAAACGCCAAGCGGCAGGCGGTAAGAGACGAAATTAACGATCTGGAAGAGAAATTGAAAAAATTTGATATTCCTGTGGTTAGGAAAGAAAGGGAGGAATAAAAATGGATAAGTTCACAGAATTCATCAAGATCATACTGGGCGGCATTGTTACGGCGGTGTCGGGATTTTTCGGCGGCATGGACGGCATCATGTTTGCGCTGATAGCGTTTATATCCATCGACTACGTAACAGGCGTGGCGGTTGCTGTAAAGCAGAAAAAGTTGTCCTCGGAGGTGGGATTCTGGGGTCTGGTGCGCAAGGTCTG